CGGCCAAGGCGGATGGCGTTATCCCGTCCGGCTGGCAGATCGTGCCCACGCGTGACATGGCCGTGGACAACCAGGCGCTGCTTGCGGAAGCCAAAGGCGAGATGGAGCGCATGGGGCCAACGCCGGCTGTGCTTGGCAGGCAGGGCGGCGCCAGCAGCGGGCGCGAACGGCTGGTGTTGCAGCAGGCCGGCATGACGGAACTCGCGCCGATCATGGCCACGTTCACCGATTGGGAAAACGCCATCTACGAAGGCATGTGGATGACGGCCAAGCAATACAAGCAAGAGCCGTGGTGGATACGCGTCACCGATGACCTGAACGCGGCCAAGTTCATCCAGCTTAACGGCGACGGCCCCGAAGCCATCAACATCGCCACGCTGGACGTTGACATCATCGTGGACACGGTGGCCGACACGGCGAACCTTGCGCAGGAAGTGTGGCAGGAACTGGTGCAACTGTTGCAGATGTATCCGCCGGAAGATCCGCGCTTCTTGATGGCCGTGGAGATGGCGCCGCTGCCCGACAAGGCGCGCGTGGTTGAGCGCATCCGGGCGTTTCAGGGTGAACAGCAGGCGCAGGCGGCGCAGGCACAGCAAGCAGCCGCAGCGGCTATGGCACAACAGCAGGCGTTGCAGGCAGGCGAGGCGCAAGCCAAGATTGCCGACACGCAGGCAAGCGCCATGAAGAAGGCCGCCGAGACCGACAGCATTACGCAAGAAAACATGATGCGCAGCGCGGCCATGGAGATCGGCGCGTCGCTGGCGAACGTGGGCATGGGGCCGGGAGGTGTCATGTGAATGACTATGTGAACCGTTTGACCGCAGACATAATGGCGCCATCCACGGCGCGCCAGATCGTGGACAATCCGGCGCCGGTGCAGGGACGCGGTGCCTTGCGTGAACAGCAGGTATCGTGGCGCGACCGCATGAGCGATTATCTGCGCGAGAAGCTTGGCGCACGTGAAGCGCGGCGCATCATGACGCTGGTTGACGTGTCGCCCGCTGCGGCGCTGTTTGCCGGCAATGAGGCGCGCATTGCTTACAATGAGGGCAACCCGGCTGCGGCTGGCGCCATGATGGCCGCAAGCGTGCTGCCCGTGCCTGCACGGCGCGGGGCGGGGCGTGTGGCGCAAGAGGTGATTGAAGAAGCGCCCGCCGTGGTCAACCGGCTGTATAGCGCTCGCCTGCTTGGCCCTGAATACAAGCCCGGCGATGTGCTGCCGGCGTATGGGCAGCGCAATATTTCGTCGCCGCTGGAACTGGACGACTTGATGGAAAGCGGCTTCATGCGTGCGCGCGAGGGCAGCAAGAAGGGCGCGCAAAAATATTTCACGATGACGGATGAACCGCTGCCACCGGCTGGCAATCGGGGCGGCTTGGTAGTGCGCGTGCCGAGCGGCAAAATACCGGACGGGCGCGCGGTGTCGGCCAAGGACGTTGAGCTTTGGGATGCGCAGAATGAGGCGTGGGTGCCGGTGCAGTCGGACCGTGCGCGCGCAATTCGGCAAAGCCGGTGAGTGTTGCCACCGCGCGCGTGTGTATGTTATAGGGCTAACATCGTTGGCGGGAGTGTGAGACCGCTAACAGGCGCCGCCGGCCATATGGGCGAACGCGTGTAGCTGGGCACGGTAAATGCCAGTCAGGACGCCGCTGCAACGGGCGCTGTCGTGAGCCAAGCCACGAGACGGCTGGATAGGAGCGAGAATGGACGCTTTCGAAGCGATTTTCGAGAATACGGGCGAAGCCAAGCCGGCGATGCAGCCGGTGGAACAAGCGCCAGTTGAAGCCCCACCGCCTGTTGAGGAAGCAACAGCGGCACCGGCTGCGGAAATTGTGACGGAGACGCCGCCCGCCGATGCCCCGGCGCCCGAACCACAGCAGGACAAGGGGGACAAGTTCGTTCCCCTCGCGGCCATGCTAGACGAACGGGACAAGCGCAAGGCATTGGAGGCCAAGCTTGCGGAATTTGAGCGCCAGCAACAGGCGCAGCAGCCGCAGGCCGACATTCCCGACCCCTATGACGACCCGGCGGGTTACAACGCCCATGTCGCGCAGATGATGCAGAACAACGCCTTGGCGGTGAAGTTCGATCTAAGCGAGGAGATGGCGCTGCAAGCCCACGGCGAGGAGGCCGTATCCGCTGCCAAGGAATGGGCTTTGTCGCAAGACCAAGCGTTCAAGCAGCAGTATATTGGCGCCCGCCATCCGATTGATTGGGTCGTCCGACAGCACCAGCAGGCGCGCGATCTGGAGCTTTACAAGGCCGACCCCGTGGCATTTGCCCGGACGATCTTGGAGCGCAGCGGACAAGCGCTTGCATCCGATGCCACCGGGGGCGCAGTGCCTTCGGTGGGGCAGCAACCCCCGGCATCGCGCCCGGTCACGCCGCCCCGCAGCATCGCATCGGCGCCGTCCAGTGGTGGGGGTGCCCGCGATATTGCAATGGGTCCGCTGGCTGCGGTGGATGCCACCTTCAACAGGTGATGAACCATGGCTGAAACGATCCTGGCAACTGCCAGCGAAAAGCAGATTTGGGTTACCAACTATCTGCGTGAATATGTGCGTGCGTCTGGCCTTCTGCCGTATATGTCCACCCGCCAGAATGCGATCATCCGCATTCGCCGCGAGCTGGCCACCACGGCTGGGACCGCCATCAACGTTCCCCTCATTGGCCGCCTCAAGGGCGCTGGCGTCACTGGCGCGCAGGTTTTGGACGGCAACGAGGAGGATTTGGAAAACCTGAACGACCGCGTGCAGGTGGACTGGATTCGCAACGGCGTTGTGGTGCCCAAGAGCACCAGCTTCCGCACGGAAATTGACCTGATGAACGCCGCCCGTGAGGCGCTGGTGGATTGGAGCGCGGAAAAGCTGCGCGACGATGCGCTGGCCAATCTCGGCAGCATCATCATTCCGGGCGCGGCTGATGTGAACGGCATTCCGGGCACTGACACCAGCGTTGCCTATGCGGCTGCCACGGCGGCGCAGCGCAACACCTATCTGGTGAACAACACCGACCGCATCCTCTTTGGTTCGGCGCGCGGCAACTCGTCCTCGGGCGTGTGGGCAACGTCGCTGGCCAACATCGACAACACGGCTGACAAGCTGTCTGCGTCGGTGATTACCCTTGCCAAGCGCATGGCCCGCACCCCGGGCGTGACGCAGCGCAAGATCACGCCCTACCGCGTGGAGGATGGCCGCGAATATTATGTGATGTTCGTCGGCTCGCTGCCGTTCCGCGACCTGAAGGCCGATCCGGTCATCATCGCCGCGAACACCAGCGCCCGCCCGCGTGACGTTGGCAGCAACCCGATTTTCCAAGATGGCGACCTTATCTATGATGGTGTCATCATCCGCGAAATTCCGGAGATGCCGATCATCGCAGGCGGCGGCGCAGGCGGCATCGACGTGCAGCAGGGCTTCCTCTGCGGCCAGTCGGCGCTGTGCGTGGCGTTTGGTCAGGACCCGACCCCGCGCTCCAACCTGATCCGCGACTACGGGTTCCGCCCCGGCGTGGCGATTGAGGAACTGCGCGGCCTGAAGAAGGTCTCGTATGGTGGCCAGAACTACGGCATGGTCACTGTCATCACCGCCGCCGTTGGCGACGCGTAAGGAGCACTGAACCATGGCAAACAGCAACCAACTCAACAACCGGGTGGCCACTGCGGCCCCCGGCATGGGCGGCACCCTCAAGACGTTCCGCGCCACCATTCCGCTGGTGGCCGGCGACCTGACGCTCAACGCCGTGCATCAGGCGCTTGACCTGCCGGCGAACTTCACCTGCCTGCACGGCGCCATCTGGGCGACCGACATGGACACCAACGCTTCGCCCACGCTGGCGTTCAACGTGGGTGACGCAGGCTCGGCCAGCCGCTTCTTTGCGGCCAGCAACGTGGGTCAGGCCGGCACCGCTTCGGGCAACCTTGCCCGCACCGGCTACGGCTTCACCACGACTGCCAAGACGCGCGTGACCGTGACCGTTTCGGCGGCTGCGGCGACGGCGGCGGCTGGGACGCTGGAAATCGTGCTGATGGGCACGACGAACGACCCTGCCTAATGGGCGCG